CCGGCCGCTCCTCGTTCTCGGTGAACAGGCCGGTGGACAACTCCAGCTTCTGGCCCCGCTCCAGGGCGTTGAGGATGGCTGGGCTGATGGCACGGACCCGCTCGGCGTCGAACCACGCCTCCCCCTTGAGCTTGCCGTTGACGATGCGATGGCCGATGGCCCGGCCGATGCCCTGCCGCTGCCACACGCCCCGGTCCCGTGCCGACAAGTGTTCGCCGGTCAACGGATCGGTGGGATGATAAGCGGTCAACGGGACGCCGTCCCAAGCACCAACGTTGCGTGCGATCTCCTGGGGAGGATAGTAGAGCGGCCCCTTGCTGCCGGGCAAGACACCAGGCACGATGGACGTGAAGGGCGCGACCAGATATTCCCGGCCGTCCCTCACCTCTCGCCTGACCGCTGCGTTGGCCTGAAGCGTGCCCATGAACGCAATCCTACCCTTCCCCCTTGAAGGAAAGGAAGAGCAACCTATCCAGAAGGTATTTTCTACCGGCAAGGAGGCAAGAGAAAGGCTACTCGCGGTTGTTGACGTGGCGAACCAGGCGGTAGACCACCGAACCGTTGAAACGTTCGGCGATCACCGTCTGACCGATGGGACGGAGGATGAGGCGGAGCCTGGTGAGATGAGGTTGGTAGTTCGTGGCCAGATCATCGTCCATCAGTTTCAGCAACTGAGCCGCCGTACATGGCCCCTTCATCAGGGCATCGTAGAACCGCTGCTGGGTCGGGGTCAAGTGCATGGCCGCTGTCGTCCTTTGTTCATCAGGACTGAGGATAGATGACGCTGCCACTCCGGTTGAGCAGGGCACGCAGTTCGTCTTCGGTCTTGCCGTATTCCTCGGCAGCAGCCTTCAACCCACGGCTGGCCACGTCGCAGCGGAAGTCTTCCACGGTGGGCATGTCCACTTCGGCCAACGGGTCCACGTCCGATTCTGGCAGCGGTTCTTCCCAGTTGTCTGGATCGGGGAACCCGCCCTGTGGGATGGGGATGTCCGGCAAGTGCATGGGTGGCGGCCCCATCAACTGAGCATCGGTCAGGCGCACCCCCGTCTCTGGGTCCAGCTCATATCCCTGACGGTCGTAGAACTTGTCGATCTCGGGGCCGGCAAAGCCCTCGTGCTTCCGCCATGCCCATCGCTTGGCCAAAGCCGACAGCCTCTTCAGGTTGGGCGGCAGCCAGCGGAAGCCACGAGCCTGAGACACCACCATGCCTAGGGGATAATCCGGCGGCACCTGGGCCATGAAGTAGGCGGTGTCCCGGTAGGTGTTCAGGGCATACCTGCTGAGGTACTTGCTCATCGGATGATGTGTCCCTTCGCGTCCTCCCGTTGCACCACCAGGGCACCACGGTTGAGGATGATGTGAAAGTCTTGCGGTTGGTAGTTCTGCTTGCAGCCGTAGGTGCCTTGAGCCGGTGTGGGCCGATCCACGTGGATGGCGTCATAGCCGGCCAGGGTTGCCTGCACGCCCCACCAGTTGCTGTCATCTGACCCATTGCAACATGACTTGCTGACCCCTGGCGGCGGCTTCGGCACCTTGCGCTGGAGTTCGGCCGCGCTGATGATCTTGGCCGTCTTGGGCAAGGCCATACGCATCGTGACGGTCCCGCTGTAACTGTTGCCTGGAGCAGCCACGTTGCTGGTGCCCGGCATGGCATCGCAGTAGGTGCCAGCTCCGAAGACCCCCGTACCGGGGAAGTGGTCGCCGGTCTTGAACTCGTCGGCCAAGTCTTTGGCAGACTTGCCACCGGCCCCTCTCAAGCCACGGATCATCTCGACGTGGGTGCCCTGCTTGACCAGATCGTCCATGTCTGCCTTGCTGACCACCTTCGGCAAGGCGTTGAACCCCCGCAGTTCCTGGGCCACATGCAGGTCGGCCGAGCCGTTGATGCTGTTCTTGTAAGCGTTCCAGTTACCCTTGGCCTTCTGCTGGTCTATGTAATGTTGCACGGCCGGACGCATCCCCGCCACCAACTTCTTTAGTGGTTCAGAGCCGGTTCCATTGGTCGGCATGTCCAATGGAATTGGATGAACCGCATGGAGCTGGGCCAAGTCATCCGTGCGATGCAGCATCTTCATGGCTTGGTCCTTCGTGACCAAGTGGACTTCTTCGCTTTCAGCAGCGAACTGTCCCGTCTTGTTGCTGCGGATGACCGGGCCACCATGCTTGCCATCTTCCACCTTGGCATCCCACGGTTGTCCACCGATCCGCCGGCCGATGTAGAGCCGGCCGTTGTTGCCGTTGTTGCTGTCCTTGAAATCCCCCAAGTGCCCGGTGATTTCTACCTGCAAGCCTGTCTCTTCCCACACTTCCTTGAGGGCATTCTGCTGCGTGGTCAGCCCATGCTCCACGCCACCGCCCGGCAAGGTGTACTTGCGGTTGCCGAAGCCGTTGGTGGGCGAAGCGATCCACACCCGGCCGTCCGGTTCCTGCACCATGATGCCAACGCGGTCGATCTTGCTCAGAGCCGGTGGCTCCTTCACGTCCACGTCCTTGACGTGCTCCCAGAACTTGGGCGGAGCCGCCGCAAAGGGAACGCCGTTCAGGGTCAACCCCGGCTGTGCCTTGCCGGACTCGAAGGTCGTCTTGTCCGCCATCGGCACGTCTTTGAGGACACCGGCAGCAGGAACGCCTCCCACCACGTTTGCCCCTCGTCCCAACGGTGCCGTCACGGAGGGGACCGGTTGAGGTGTGATAATAGACGCTGCTGCAATATCTTTATGGCTTACCCTCTTGTGGCTAATCATTGTTCCAGCAGGAAGCAAATTCATCAAGTCATCTATCTTCGCCTGGTTCTTGGCGTGTTGTCCAGTAACATCTGCCCAGGGGTAGGGGATAAAGAATTTCCCTCCCTGGATACCGTTGGGATGGAGGTGGGCAACTTTAGCCAGCGTCCCAGCTGTCATCTTGTGTTTTGCATCGAGATGATCTTTCAGGTAGTCGACTAACCCAGCCGAAGTATGGAGGTCATAAGTCTTTCCGCTCTTTGGTGAGCAATGAGGGTTGACACCGCCGCCCGGACCTGTGGCACAAAAGGCGTTGGTTGCCCAACCACCCAACAAACCCTCATCCAGCAAATCCAGGCCAGCTTCGGCGTTCAGCACCGCGTCCAGCTGCTCAAACTCATCCACCGCCAGCAAGTTGATCGTCATCGCTCTCCCTCCTATTCTTCCTTGGCTGTTGCGTTCAAGACTCTGTCCAGCTCATCAAAGACCCACCCATCCTGGAGGAACTCGTTGAAGATGTTCGACGGCCGGTCCCTGCCTACCTTCGTCGCGTCCAGGTCGGCCCCCTCAAAGGCGTCGTCGATGGCCGGCTTGCTCGCCTTCTGGTCCTCGTCCCGCTCGCCCACGTTGGCTGGGATGAAGCAGCAGCGGCAGTTCGGATGACGGGGGAGGAGTCCATGTGCCTCGTCGATCTTCAGCACCACTCCCTCCAAGCTCTCGCACTGCGGGCATACCTTCTCGTCCTCGGCCGTCAGCCACTCCACGGCCACGCCCACCTCTTCCACGCCCGTCTTCTCCAGGGCCACCAACTGTCCCTCGGCATGGCAGCGGATGATCTCGGTGCGGGCCACGGTCAAGGCACGGTCCCGGCTCATATCCAGTTGCGAGGACAGGGCTTTGGCCAGCACGCGAGGGGACTGGCCCTGCACCAACCCATCACTCAGAAGTCTGGACAGCTTCAAGCTCATGTCGTCCGTCACTCCCTCCATGTCGTCGAAGGAACGGCCCGCCAGCAACTGCACCTTCTCCTTGGCCACGGGATGGGCGAACATGGAACGGAGGAACTCCTCTCGCGTGCCGGCCCAGAAATCCAACCGCTGCTCTCCTGACTTGATGGCTTGGTCCCCCTTCCGCATATCGTCGAAGGCCCGTCCCGCCCCCTTCATGAAGCCGGCCCGAGCGTAGGCTTCCCACAGGTCTTCGGCGTCTGTCCCGATCAACTGCTCCTCATACTGTGCCCGGAGCCACCGCTGGAACGCCTCCACCTTCTTCGCGTCTTGCTCACCGGCCCAGCGCTTGGGCAGGTTGACGGCCGTTGATGGAGTTGGATCATTTGTCACCAACGGCGCCAACCCCCGCTCCATCACCTCCGACCACGGCAACCAGCCCACCTGTCCGTTGATGATGATGGCCGCGTAGTTGCCGACGATCTGCCGCTCTTGTCCAGCATCGTCGATGGCCTCCTGCCCAATGGGATCACCATGCCGGTAGTCGCGGCCATCGTTCACCCATACCTCATCCCATACCGGGGCCGCTCCCCCCTTGTTGGCTGCTTCCCGCTCGGGGGGTATCTCCACCCGGTAGGTTACCTCCGTGATGCCCGGCACCTTCATCAGCTCCCGACGTACCACATGCTCGAAGCCGGCCCCGTCGCTGTCTCCACCCGTCCACCACAGCCGGCCGCTGCCGTCGTTGGTCATGTCCAGGGCACCGTAGCCCGGCATGGCCAAGGGATGCTTCGCCAGCCGCTTGCAGACAGCGATCAGGTCCACCTTGATCTCGTGATGGGTGCGATGATGAACGTTGTGCGTCGGAAGTTCTGCTCTCGCTTGCATCCATTTGATCCAGAACTCTTCCGACCACGATCCTCTGCCTTGCAGCCCTCCCAATTCATCGCACGCTTTGAGGTCTTCCTTGCTGGCAACGATGACCCTTGCTTTCTTCAATCCAGCATCCAGCATTCCAGACAATCTATGATGTCCATCTATCAACTCGTCGTCATACCCGACGATGACCAGGGGGACATCACCCGCATCATGAACAGGATCAACATCCTCGACACGTTCCAGACCCTTAATGTTCTTCAACTGCATGACCTTGACGGATGCCTGTTTGTCCGTCAAGGATTCCAGCACGGTCGTCTTCTTCAACCGATTGATCTCTTTGATGTCCTGATGGTTCAACCCCATCAGGTCTTCAAGCTTCTCGGACAAATCAACCTCTTCTTCAGCATCTTCTTCGCTGCTGAAACGCCCTTGCTTGTCATGGTTGGGATTGCTGTTGGCCATCACCGAACGCCGCTCCAACCCAAAGGCATCGTCGTCCGCCACCAGCTTGACCAGGGCACCCTTGATCCGGGCAAACCGCTTCACCAGCTCCTGGGCAAAGGCCCGTCGCAACGTGGCCGTCCGTGAGGGATCGCCCTTGAGCGTGTTCCGCTGGCCTGTCAACCGCTTGCTGACCGCCCGTGCCTTGCTTCGCCTGGAAGCCATCACCTCACCTCACCGCTCTGCCCTTGAAGGAAAGAGAGTCATAACGTCATCGTCCACCCTCGGACATCAGCCTCTTCAGGCATCAACCGATCACTTACCTCCGAACGCTGGTGGTTTGCCCGGTTTCGGCGTTCCAACCATCCCACCACCCACCTTCGGCTTCTGAGGAGCCTGACCGAAAGAGGGCTTGCTGCCACCACCCATCTTACCACCACCGGCCGCTCCTGGCAAACCGCCCTTGTCGGCTCCCATTCCACCCATCGCTCCCGGCTTGCCCCCAGCTGCTGCCAGCACGTCTCCCGGCTTGGGGTTGGGCTGCTCGAACCCATCCACCTGGGGGACCAGACCATGCTGTTCGGCCAGGTCAGCCTGCTGCTGCTCCTGTTCCTGCTGTTCCTGGTCGGCCTGGTCCAGCATGGCCGATGCCTTCTCTTCGTCGATGCCCATGATCTCTGGCAGGAAGTGGTTCGGGGGCATCAGCTGCTCCACACCACCCTGGACGTAGGCAGCAAGGGCTTGCGTCTGCTGCAACGCGATGGCGGCCCGGTCCTTGTCGGTGTTGCTGTCCAGGTCGGGCCACTTGATGCGGTACTGTTCCGGCTCCGGCAGCACGCCCAGCATGATGAGGCGGTCGATGAACGGCACGATGACCCGGGGCGTCAGGTAGTTGTTGCACCGCTCCAGCACCCGGCCGTTCCAGTTGGCATCGTCCTGGGATGAAGCCAGTTCCCCCCGCTCGCTGCCCATGAACACCCGCTGCGGCATCTTCAACTCGATGCACACGGCTTGCAGTTGGGCCGTGATCTGCGGGGTAGGGTCCACCACCTGGGGGCTGAGAGACTTGGCCGTCAAACCACGCAGCAACAGGTAGCGGGCCAGGTAGCCTCCACTGTCGGCGATGCTGTACTGCTCCATCATGGTCTTCAATTCGCCGGGGTCCACGATGACATCGCCGCCCAGCTGCGGGTTCGTCTCCAGGGACAGGCCGGGGAAGGCCCCCTGCCAGTACATCATCGCCGAGCCACCGTAGAGGCGGTCCAGGTCGATGAGGCGGTTCACCAACGGACGCATCCGCGGCTTGGCAAATATCTCGCTGGTCGTGTCTACCGTCTCAGCCACATGCACCACCCGCGACCAGTGGACCCTGACCGTCGCCAGGGGCAAGCCGACGCCTGTGTGCGGCTGCCTGGGGTCGTTCAAGGTGATGCGGTACATGATGGGCTGGCCGAACCGGGGGCTGCGGATGCTGGCCTCGTACTGCACCACCTGCACCAGGGACTCATCGAACACCCGCAGGAACAGCAACCTGGCTGGAGGCTTGTCATTTCCGTTGCTGCCCTTGATGCCTCGCGTGTCCATTCCTTCCGTGGGAGCGGCCGGCGAGAACTGCGTGCCGAAGTACTGGGCGTCCGTCCCCATCGTCGAGGCGAAGGGCTGCTGCATGTTCGGAGGAAGAGCACCCCCGTAGGCATCCTTGGGCAGGTCCAGGTCTTGAGGGTTCGGGATGTCTCCATAGATGCTCTTGGACTGCTCATCGCCATTGAGGGCACCCTCTTGGGCGGGGTTGGCCCTTTGCTGGCCGTTGGCTTGAGGAGTTCGTGGGCTGCCCATCCTCTTCTTCAGGGATGGGGTGGTGCGAGGGGCAGGTTGTGTGGGTTCCTCGTCGTTGTCATCTCGGCCACCGAATGCCCTGCTGGTAGGTGACTGGATGCCGCTGACCCCGGTGATGTCCTTGTCCTGCTCTGTGAGGTCTTTGGGGTCGTGCGTCACCTGTCCCTTGCTGACCCCCTTGCCCTGCTTGCGGCCTTCAGCAGCATCATCCATGATGCGATCCTGTTCGTCCTTGGTGTCTACGGGCGTGCCATCCTGAGGGATGCCGTAGGCTGGCTGCTCCAGCAACAGGCCATCGTCCAGGCCCAAGAGGAGGATGCCGAACACGCCGATGCCCGAGAGGATGTCCACCCGCTTCAGGTAGGACCAGACCAAGCCCCCTTCCTCGTCGCTGAACCACGACCGGCCCCCGCCGCTGTGGAGCATGTCCTTGCCCAGTGCGTCCCACGCTTCCTCGAAGGGCGTGTCCGTGTCAGCGTCCTCGTCCTCGTGGACCTCCGGCGTCACCTTCCAGCACTCGAACGGCCAGACGTTGACCACCCGTTCCGCGATGGGGTTGCGGTCATAGAGGGCGCGGTAGAAGTCGGCCAGCAAGCTGTCGGGGTAGTTGCACGCCTGGTTGACGCTGCCGTAGCCGTTGCCGCCCAGCAGGCGGCACAGCTCCATGCGGCTGCCCCACATGTTGTCCACGATCTGGCCGAACGCCTGGTACTG